CTTCCCAGGCACAAGCCGCAGGGCCTTTGCCTCCGCCAGCTTGAAGGCGTATTCGTTTGCGTGCCATTCGTCGTGGCAGCGCTCGCACAGGACGACGACAGCTTCAGGTGGGTATTCCCATGGCCTCCTGTCCCGTCGATAGAACATGTGGTGGACGTGAAGGAACGATTTGTCCGAGCAGCAATGCTCGCACCTCCAGTTTGCAGCCTGCAACCGCTCCATCCGAAACCGCTGCCAGTTCGGATCCTTGAGCTTGTCTGAATAGTTCATTGGGAAATAAAAAGCCCCACCACACGGAGGGTGAGAAAGCACCAGGCGAGCGGGCGCTGTTTCCTCCGAGGGTGGGGGTAAATCTTGGTTTTCATCTCGCCTATCATCGGCCTGACTCGGTTCTCACACCTCGCGCAGGCAACTCCTGAGTAACGCTCCGTCTTGATCTGTCCAGCGCGATCTACTCCGCCGCCATCACCGGACTCTCCGGCGTCGTGTACTCCCGCGTTGGAGCTCCCTTGTCGTGCCGCGTCTGCCAGCGTTTCGCGGCCATGGCGACATCGTCCCACGTGTGCGGAGTTGGCTTTCGACCGGCCAGCAGGATGCCGAGGCGTTCCTGGAGTCGGTAGAAGGCTTCGTCTGTGAGGTTGATGGTCATGATTTAACCTCCGCATTCTGCTCGCGCTCCTCTGCCTCTTGGCTCCCTTCGATAGCCTTGAGCAGCCTGATGGCAGCCTCTCGCTCGGTCGTGAATCCCGCCTCCGCTTGCCGCTGGAGAAGCCATAGCGCGGCCTGCCTCAGTTCGATTTCGGTTTTGCTCACGACTTCACCTCCTCAAACCCCGCCCGCGTCATCTTCTTCCGAAGCTCACAAGCGGCTCGCCCTGGCGTTTGTTGCGTCTGCGTCTCGATAGTCCCGCATTTGCCGATCCAGCACCATTTGCTGGGGGTGCTGATCTGGCTGACCACGCCTTCGACGATCAGACCGAGCGTGGATTTGAATTTTAGGATCATGCGGCCCTCCTCATGTTTTCGCGGACGTCTGGTGAGCTGGTCAGGTGCGCGGTGATGAGCTGCGCCAAAGATTTATATTGGTCAGAGTTCATGGCTTATTCAGAATGCTCCAAGCGAGGACAAGAGATGCTGGCACTTGCCCGTTGCCTATGGCTTTCAATCGGCCTCCTTTGTTTGGAACGCCGTTTGCCACGCGACCCACAGAGCTGACGGCATCGGCTCCAGACTCGTCCATTGCAGCGGCCAGCCCATGAGCCATTCGACCCAAGTCGGGTTCAGACTGCCACCATCCATTGCCATGACTGCGTGATCTAGCCGGTCGTTCTCCCTGCTCTGGCCGTCTCGGCGAATTAGAGACGCCTCGCTGCTCCCCTTGTGCATGCAGGCTGTTGGCGTCGGCCAAGTCTCCCGTCCCACAGCAGTCTCCAGATTTAGGAAGCGATCCGGATTCCATGCTGACTCCGGGGTGATCGCTGCACCCATCGCCGAGCAGCTTCTGGGGGTTGGCCAACTCTTCACGGCAGCAGTCAGATTTATGTGCCCAATCCCAGTCCTCTCTCTGCGGTTTTGAATTGTCTCCATCGATTCGCTGCTCTCGTAGGCTCTTGGAGTGGGCCACAATCCAGATTCGCTCCCGTTGATGGGGAGCCCCGGCGTCATCCGCTCCCACAATACCCCATCGCGCATCATACCCCATTTCGGCAAGATCACCGAGGACCACGGCAAGACCTCTTCCCACAAGCAGCGGTGAGTTTTCCACCCATGCGAATTCCGGTCCCACCTCGCTGATGATTCGCGCCATGTGTGACCACAGGCCGGATCTTGCTCCAGTGATGCCTGCGCCCTTTCCGGCTGCGCTGATGTCCTGGCAAGGGAAGCCTCCAGTGACGATGTTGACGCGCCCCCGCCACGGTCTGCCTTCAAATGTCCGCACGTCGTCCCAGATCGGGAATCGCGGCAGGAATCCGTCCCGCTGTCTGGCGAGAAGGACGGCCCTAGCGTAGGGATCAAACTCAACAGCGCATCGGGTGCGCCATCCAAGGAGATGCCCTCCCAAGATGCCGCCTCCTGCCCCTGCAAATAGTGCCAGCTCATTCATTGGTCCTCCAGGATGGCATGTGCTCATGTTTGATCAGTTCGCGGAGCCATGCCGCTGCGCGTGGGTCGTGTTCGTTGCAGAAGTTCATTGGACAGCTCCCGTGGACGTGCCGCCGGCACCACAGAAGAGGTCGGCGATTCGGATGGTGGTCATGCGGTGGTCGTCTGAGTGTTCCACAGTCGCTTCACCTCGGCTGCAACGATGGGATCGGAGCCTACATCCTCAGAGGTGCGCCCTCTGACATCCACAGAAGGCCCGGCGTGCCCGCACTTGCGGCACATCATGCAGCAGGTTCCCTTGAGTGGAGTACCTCCTCGCTCGGAGCCGGACCTCACAGCCCTTGCCCACAAGCCCAGGATCGCTCTTGGATGCGTGACGCCTTCCAGATCCAGCTCGATAGGCGTGCTGTAGAACATGTCGTACTCGCCGCATTTCGGGCACGGCTGCATAGGTTGCCCGAATACAAACTCGCAACGCTTCTTTGGGTCAGTCATAGGTCAAAAAGGCACGCCGCCCTCCTCATGTTCTCTCGGACGTCCAACCTCAACCTCCGCCTGATATGCTTCACCGACTCCCTCGTGCGCCCGAGAATCCGCGCCACCTCGGCGACCGTTCCCCCTGCCCGAAAGAGCTTCCCGGCCCTGCGCATGACTGAGACCGGGATGGTCCGGAACGTCCTCTTCGGCGCGTTGCGCAGGTAGTAGAGGACCGTCTCCTCGCAGCGGCCTGTCATCTCTTGGATGACCGCAGTCTTGTAACCGTCGCGCTTGAGTTGGCGGATTCGGGCAATCTCTTCGTCCGTCAGATGCTTGCGCAGCTTGGGAGCCTTTGCGATTGCACCTGGCGTGCGCATGAACTGCGCGAGGTATTCGCGTGACGGGAGTTGAGTACGGTCCATAGGTCAGAAGAGTCGAAGCTGGCTCTTCGCGTTGGTGAGGTTTGCCACCGCTTGCAACACGTAGCTGTGTTTCAGCTCCGACCCGATGAATCGCCTGCCGAGGTTTACCGCCCCGTAACCCTCGGACCCGATCCCGGTAAACGGGCTGTAGATCAGATCGCCAGGGTTGCTCCAAAGCTCCACCGCCCTCTCGATCACGTCCAGTTGAAGCGGGCAGATGTGCCTTTCGTCCGCGTGGTCCCTTGCGCCTTCTCCATTCAGCACTCGGCCCTGGTCCACAGTCATCCACACAGGGCTTGCAACCTCCTGCCACCAGTCGACCGGATACTTAGACCGATCCTTGGTCACGGGGTCATTGCATTCTCCGGGAGCACGGAATACGAGCAGGTAATCCGGCACTCCAACCCGAGAATCCGACGAGTCAGCGCAAAGCGTCTTGTAGAGCAGGCCGTGCGCCTTGGTTCGCTGCATCTCCGTGACGGGGCTCTTCCAGATCGTGATTCGGGAATGGAACAGGAACCCGTGCCGCCAGAAGGCCCTCACGATTGCGCCGGAGAAGTCCTGAAGCTCGATGCGCCCATGCTTCCACTTGGTGGAGATCAGGTCGACGCAGTGAACGCACACCTCGCGCCCAGGCTTCATAATCCGGGCGATTTCAGCGATGAGGAAATCAAACTGCTTCATGAACTCGTCCATGCTTTCGCAGTTCCCCATGTCTTGGAGGTCTGACGAGTAGGTGAACAGGTCCGCGAATGGGGGCGAGAAAACCGCCATTCCAATAGATGCGTCTGGAATCGTCTTCGCCACCCGGACGCAGTCCCCGTGGTGAACCTCCCACCCGTCTCCCCTGTAAATGTCGACGTCCGTCTTCTCCGGGGTGTCATTGCTCTTGATCAATCTGAGTTCCAAAGCTGCCTTTTTCATGTTCTGTTGCATGTCTGCGTGTTGCTTCATCTTGGTCTGAATGGATCGAAGGATTGCACCCTCGGTCCTCGCTTGAACGATATAGGCGTTCACCTCTCGCTTCTGGCCGAAGCGATACGTTCTCCGAAGAGCTTGGTAAAAGTCCTCGAACGAGTACGACAGGCCGACGAAGGCGACGTTCTTGCAGTGCTGCCAGTTGAGTCCGAAGCCTGCGATTGATGGCTTGGTGATGATCACGCGAGCGGTCCCGGTAAGGAACGTGGACAGCGCTGCGCGCTTCGCCTTTGCGGTATCCGACCCGCGAACCTCGACGGCGTCTGGAATCTTTGCGGCCAGCGCGTCCGCCTCATCGTTGGTGTTGCACCAAACAACCCACTGCTCGCTGGATTCGTTGACCATGTCCGCCACCGCTAACGCCCTGGCATCTGACGTGAGGCGCATTTCCCTGTGCATGGTTGTCGCGGAGAGCGTGGCGATTCGAAACAGGTCTTCCCCTCTGTCTTTGCCCTCGTCCACGTCCACCATGACCGTCTTGAGATCCAGCCTTGGCAGGTCATATCCGTCGTCACTGAATCCAATGTCCGAAGGCTTCGCGACGCACGCGGCCCATGATGCGAGCCACTTCCAGAACTCGGACTCGGCGTGCTTCTTCAGCCTCCAATCCCCGGTGTTGAAGGTGTCGTTGATGAAGAATGTGCAAAGCATCTGCTGCGGCGTGCATACACCTAGAAACTCGGCATGCTGCCCAAGCTCTGTGTAGTCGTTCGGCGAAGGCGTGGCCGTGCAGCAAAGCCGATACGGGGTGGATGAGAAGCGGTGTGTCAGTTGCCTGCGCGTCTTCCCTGTGAATGACTTCAGGATGCTGGATTCGTCCAGGACGACGCCTGCAAACTCGTGGCTAGAGAAGGCGTCGAGCTTCTCGTAGTTGGTCACATAGACGCCTGCGGTCCGGATCTCGTCCTCAGACTCAACCAGTGAGCATGGTACGGCAAATTTGGAAGCCTCGGAAACGGTCTGCTCTGCGACAGCGAGAGGGGTCAGGATTAGAACCGACTTGCCCGTCTTCCTGAATACCTGGCTAGCCCATTCGAGCTGCTGCGCGGTCTTCCCAAGCCCGCAGTCCTCGAACAGTGCTGCGCGCCCTAGTCTAACCGCCCACGCAACGATCACTTCCTGCCAGTCGAAGAGTGGAACAATGAACGGAGCAGGATCGAATCCGCACGCCTTGTGCGCCTTGCGCTTGCCGTCAATGAATTGGTCGTAGTTCATATGTCAAAAAGGCACGTCGTCTTCCTCGGGTGCTGTCTCAGTCGGAGCAGCCTCCACCGCCGGTCTCGGTCGAGGCGCGGGTGCAGGCCTGTCGGTCGCCTGGCCTTCCTCCCGCTTCGATCCGGCGAACTCCCAATCAGTCACCTCCACGCGGGTCTTGCTCTGCTTCTTGCC